ATGGGACACAGTAACCAAGATGATGTTCTCCATTGATAAGTTAAAAGCTGCTAACGGTAAGACTATGACTAAGCGTCTGTTCTACGAGCTATGTTATACAGATCCCTCTCAGGCTGTCTTCACCTTAAAGGAAAGAGATATAGTTGTAAGAGGTAAGAACTTCTTGTCGTTACAGCAACTCTTCCTAAGCTTAGTACCTAACGACCCAACTGAGTATGAGTTTGCTATGACACTGTTTGGTTCATGGGAAGTGTGGTTAGATTTTAATAAGTCTCCAGTACTGAGGCCCTTCATTACTCGTTGGCGTAAAGAGGCTGAAGTTAAAGTTAAGAGTGAAGCTATTAAAGCTATTGCGGAAGAGATGAGAAGTGGTGGTCGTTCCTCCTTTGGTGCAGCTAAGCTTCTCTTAGATCGTGGTTGGTTAGATAAAGAAGCTGCTTCTCAGGCTAAGCGTAAGCTTCAAGAGAAGGAGGAGGAAGAGATGAATAAAGAAGCTCTCCTCACTTTGAATGAAGATGCTGAGCGTCTAGGTTTAAACAAACTTAACTAAAAAGGTTAGAGAAAAATGACTGTAATAACAGCTTCCCTTACAGCAGAGAATACTTTTAGCGATGTCTTGGAGACTCGTGGTAGCTTCGGCTTCTCATTGAGTGGTACCTTTGCCGCTACGGTTACAGTACAACGTAGCCGTGACAATAGCACATGGCGTGATGTAGACTCCTGGACTGCCCCCTCAGAGGAGGTAGGCTTTGAGCCTAACCCAATGTACTACCGTGTAGGTATCAAGACTGGTGGGTACACCTCAGGGACTGCTGTAGTCGAATTGAATGACGACCAAGAGCGCATTGAATAAGATAACTCCTGTACACAAGATTAGGATATAATCGCTATGGCTAAGAAACCTACGATCTCAACGATCAGTTCTGGGTATGCGTCTAACACGCAACTGAATAATAACTTCTCAGCACTTAGAACTGGATTTGACAATACCTTGTCGTTGGATGGTAGCACACCTAACGCCATGAATGCTGACTTGGATATGAACGGTAACAATATCCTAAATGCTTCTCAGGTTAATGTTGACTCTCTTTACATTGATGGTATCTCAGTTGTTCCTGGTGATGTAACGCTTCAGACTACTTACCTCACAGCTTCTTATACAGGTGATGGTAGTCAAGTAGCTTATGCTCTAACTGCTAATCCTCAGACTGAAGCTAATACTTCTGTCTATGTAGATGGTGTTTATCAAAACAAAGATACTTACTCCGTCTCAGGAGTTGTTGTAACTTTCAGTGAAGCTCCTCCTCTTAACTCAGCCATTGAGATTGTATACCCAACTAACACTGATACTCTTAATGGTACGACTGCTGATTTGATTACGTATAATCAAGGCAGTACTGGTGCACAGGATCGTACACTAACTAATAGGCTGCAAGAGTCAGTCTCGGTCAAAGACTTCGGTGCTGTCGGTGATGGTGTGACGGACGATAGTGCGGCATTTATCGCTGCGGCTGCTTTGGGCAAGCCAGTTATATTAATTGCTGACGAAACATATTTAATAAACAGCAGCGTAACCTGCTCGCAAGGCACAGGGTTTATTTGTGAGGGTGGTGTGGCCACTATTAAAAGCACTGCCACATCTGCGCTGGTTGTCATTGCCGCAACAAGTGTCAACGACATCATGCTGGAAAACATTTATTTCGACATGCCCACTGGGGTGGTCGCTTATGAAGTCAACCCGTTTGAAGCGATAACCGTTACAAATTTAACGATTAAGGGATGTCATTTTAACGAAGGATACCACAGTGTTTACGTCAAGGATTGCACAGATGTCCGTATTCTCAACTGCGAGAGTGACACGCCCTACTCGTTTGGTTTTTACATTGACGATAGTGTGACAAATATTTGGATAGAGAACTGTTACGCACATGACTCAGCCGCGCACGATGGTTTCAAATTTGGCAGCACTGATAATAGTAAACAACTGCGCTCCGCATGGGTTCAAAACTGTCGCTCTGAAAACAATTTTAGAGACGGCATAGACATCGCTCACGTTGATGCCAGCAACGTGTTTATCAATAACTTCAGCACTAGCGGCAACAGCCTGAAGGGTATTGATTTAAAACTGCCAAGCGGCGGCGTAGGGTACAACAACGTGTTTGTTGAAAACTGCTCGATACTGGTAACAGCCTCGCAGGTAGGTGCATCTTTCCTTGCATCAAACAAAGCAGATATTGCCAAGATCAAGGATGTTCACTTCACTGGTTTGTACGTTGTTGGAGCGAATAATACGAACACAGAAGCTATCCTAATAGACTCTACAACTGATGCAACAGTCACAGGTTGCAATATCCGAAACTGTAAAAATGCAGTTCGGCTCAACGGAACAAACGGAACTCTAGTCAGAAACTTAACAGCGATAGCATGTCAAGATCCGATCAACATCAGCTCTAATACTGGCACTGGATGTGTCGACACTCACATTAGTGATGTGTACTGCGAAGCATCAACCCAAACAGACATTGTAACTGATGGCGCTGATACAGGTACTAGGGTAGTCGCACTTCGTGGCACTGGTGACAGCGCGACAAACGGGATTAACTCTTCATCTGATATAGCTTTTGCGCCCCGTGTGTTTAACATTACGAGCGGCACTAAATTCTTAATGCCTCAACATTCAGGCGCATTATGCTCAGACACGGGCGCTAGTGGTAATGTCGAGTATCAATTACCAGCTGGCATAGATGGGCTAATTTATTACTTTGTCTCGAATGGTGCTGCGTTACTCAAGATTGACCCCGATGGTACTGAAGTAATTCAGGGCGGCACTGCGGGTCAGCAACTTCAAGGATCAAGCGGCGCACACTGCACACTTATGTATCACGTTGATAAGTGGACCATTCAAGCAAAAGAAGGAACATGGTCTTATGCATAGGAGGCAAACATGACGATTAAACAAAATGGTGGCATCTTTGGGCGCAACCCAACATTTAACGATGTAACCATCGAGGGAGAGATTGAATCATCTGGCGATATTATTGTTGGTAGCGCTGGGAGAATTGGAGTTGGGGACACAAACCCAGTAAACGGTTATGTAACTGTTCGTGGTGCGTCTACTGTTGGCACTAAAAACGGCCACATAATGTTGACAGGTGACAGCGCAACTGCTGGACAAGGCCCACAGGTTGTTTTTAGCGAAAGCGGAAGCGGATCAAACTGGGTCGGTGCTGCGATTGGTTTTACTCGAACTGGTGGCAGCGGAATTGGAGACTTGTCGTTCAGCACCAGACAAACAGCGGGAAATGCTGATACGACTGCTGTTGAGGCGATGAAAATAAACAGCGCCGGAAATGTTTATGTATCAACTGGCAACCTAGTAATAAGCACATCTGGCAAAGGCATCGACTTCTCTGCCACCTCTGGCACTGGCACAAGTGAACTGTTCGATGACTATGAAGAGGGGGTCTGGACGCCAGCAATTAGTGGGACAGCAGATACAACATATTCAACGCAATATGGTTGGTACACAAAAGTGGGAAATCTTGTATCTGTTGGCTTTGAATTAACTGTAAATGTAGAGGGAACGATCACAGGAAATGCAGCTATTTTAGGTTTACCCTTTACATCTGGAGCATCAGATTCCAAATCATCTGGTAGTTTAAGTTACTCTGCATCAAGCGGTTATAGTTCTGTGTGGCAGGGAATTATGGTTGGGAATAATCAAACCCTGATTAGTATTTATGTTAAAAGTGCGGCAGGTGCTTCAACATTTTCATTAAATGGAAGTGATTTCTTTGCAAACGGAACGCAGATTATTGGTCAATTAACATATAAGGTTTAATGCAATGGCACTTACTCGCACAACAAACAGGATGACATCTGGTGAGGTTGTAAATGTCTTTGACTTTATGACACAAGCACAAATAACTGCTGTTCAAGTTGCAAATTGGACTGAAGCTGCGGCACTAAACGTTGATTTAGCTGCCCCAATTCAAGCTGCTTTTGATTATGCTACAACCGTTGGTGTGCCACAGGGCGGGAAAGGATATGTAGTCTATTTCCCATCCGGTCGTTATTATATTGGAAGCACAATATCCATTCCCAATGCCACAATAATGAAAGGTGCAGGAAGAAACCAAACTGGTTTTAGGCCGCTATCCACATTTACAGGCGTAATGTTTACCGACAAAGGCAACGCCAGCAAAGTTGTTTTGCGTGATTTTAGAATAGACGGTATGGGGGTAGCTGGCGTTACTGACCTAATCAAGATGGGTTACAATGACGAGCCTCTTGGCGGTGGTGAATGGAATAATTTGTTCCTTTATGGTGGAGAAGTTGGCGCATCAGCAGCGCACATTACAGCAATTAACACAGTTACTAACGTGTTCTCCTTTACAGAAATTGAAGCTGGTTTTAGTGGAACTGATTTTAAACTTGGACCTAATTCTGGTGTTACATTTTATAATCGTTGTTTAAGTATTAACTCAGTTAATTATGGATTTTACGGTAATGGCACAATGTCTCTCAATAATTGTGAGATTGAAGCTCCACCAGCAACCTGCGTTGGTGTTTTTGTTAGCCGCGAAACAACGATTAATGATCTAACTTATGCTCAAGCTGCAAGTGTAACTAACCCCTTTGCCATTGAAATTGATGCGTCATGCTCAATGTTTACGATACAGGGATTTATTAATACTCAAGCGGCTGGCTCTGTGTTGACAAATCTTTTAAAAGATAATCGTTCGTTAACGCCATTGAATTGGGGAGATAGAGGCGCAACACTAAAAAATATGCCAATGCTTGCAGATGATATTCATTTGGCAAATGGTGCAATTTACATTCAAGACTTAAAACGTCAAGCCTTTAGATTCAGACTGCAAAATAATTCTGGAACAATTCAACACAGAGTTGGTCAAGTTCGTGATATTACTGCGGCACCAGTTATGGCTGATAAAATCACAGGAGCTAGTGAAACATTTACAGCCACTCCAACAGGCGCAGATAGTTCAACAGCGTTTGCTGCTGGTGCAAAAATATCTTCAGCAAACACATCAATATTAATTTTTAATACTGTCAGCCAATCAAATACTTATTTTTTTGGTCAGGCCACAATTAATTTTAACAGTAGCGGAACTGCTTTAAATGCATTTCTTACACAAAGCTCTTTTAATGTTAATGGAGTTACAAGGAATTATATGCTTCTGCAATTTACCGACGCAGCAACAGGGGCAAACTTTGACTTAACAACATTAGCATCTTCAAAGATTATTGATCTTACGATTGATGCTTATGTTCAATGACAGGAGTAAATAACAATGGCACTACAGCAAACAATCAATACCAGTGGCGATGGAATCGTGTATTCGCCTTTTGGTAAAATAGAAACAGGAACTCAACAAGTTTCTTTTTCAGCATACTGCAAAGTTATTTGCGTTTCTGGAAGCAAAGAAATGTTAACTGCAACAGTTAATTTTTCAAATGATGACAATCAGTATAGTAAAGATTATAGCTTCACACCAAGCGTTGCAGATAATTCTGATAATTTTATTAAGCAAGCATACGCACACTTAAAAACTCTTGATGAGTTTGCAGGAGCAACAGACGTTTAAAGTGCGCTTCGTGCGTGGACAGTCCAAACAGCCATAGGAGATAAAAATGGCCTTATCTAAAACAACTACAAACGATAAGATTGAAGTGATGCAACTTGCTGCTGGATACCCAGTGGTTCAAGTCCGCACAGCAACCATCATTGCAGAGGATGATGTTGAGATTTCTCGCACCTTCCACCGTCATGTGTTAACACCTGATGCTGACTTGTCTGGTGAGGACGCTGACGTCCAAGCGATTGCTGGAACAGTATTCACAGATGCAGCTAAGGCTGCTTACGCTGCTGCTTCACAAGAGTAATGCTCTGCACTCTGTCGTTAGTGTTGTACACTATGGTATATCCATCAACACTAATGGCAGTCTGCGTCTACTCCTGCCCACTCCCACTGCCTATTGAACGTCCTTATGGTAATCGAACAGCTATACCCTACGGACTAAGTTGCCCAAATGAGAAGGTAATTAAAGTAAATGGAAATGCTTGACTCTATAATGAAATGGGTTGTAGCCCCAGTGACTGCATTCGTTTGGGTAATCTATCAGCGTCAAGCTGACCACCACACAGACATTGCCGTAATCAAATCACAGATCGACATAGATAAGACTCATCATGATCGTGAGATGAAAGAGATGAGAGACACCGTTAAAGCTATCTTTACTAAGCTTGATAGTATAGAGGTTTCGTTTAGGAACAAGGTCTAATGGACCCAATTACACTCATGGCAGCAGCTAGTACTGCCTTCACATACCTTAAGAAGGGTATTGAAGTTGGTAAAGAGCTGAGTGACATGGGGGCACAATTAGGTTCATGGGCTAATGCTATCTCTGACTTAGACTTCATGGCTGCTCAGGCACAGAACCCACCGTGGTGGAAGTCCATGACAGGTTCAGCACAGGCAGATGCTATAGAGGTATTTGCAGCTAAACAGAAGGCCCTAGCTATGAGGGCTGAGCTTAAGCAATACATCCAGTACGCTTACGGTCAGTCTAAGTGGGAGGAGTTTGTATCACTAGAAGGTAAGATGCGTAAGCAACGTCAAGACCACGAGCATCGTAAACAAGAAATACGTAACAACATAATTAACTGGATAGTAGGTCTATTCTTTGGGACTATTGGCCTAGGATTAATAATCTTTCTAACCTGGTTCTCATGGACAAATAAAGCTATATAGGGATAGGTATCATGTGGGTAGCAGTAATATTGTTATGTACTAATACGCTAGCTTCTAGTTGTGAGATGAGAGCTAATACAAGTAAGTTCTTCTTTAGTAAAAAATCGTGTGAAGCTAATGCAGCTAACTATGGTAGGATGCTAATAAGTAAAGGGTATGGCGTTGTACCTGTCTGTTTCAAAGTAGGCAAAGAAGCGTAATAAGGATTAACACTATGGCTAAGACACTACAAGAAATAAAACGAAACAAGACTTTAAATGCAAATACAAAAGTGTCTAACCAAGCTTCTTCTGTTTCTGAAAAGGGAAGTCGTGCTCGTCAAGGTCTAGCTAATAAGTATCTTACAAAGGCTCCTAAACCAAAACCATCTTTAGGTCTTTTACCTATGGTTGCTGGTATAGTTCTTGCTCCTACTAAAGCTGGTGACGGTACACTTAAAGAAGGTACTATTAAGAAAGCTAAAGCTGAGGCAGCTAGAAAAGCTAAGAGACGACCAGCCAAATGACACAGAAACAATTACAACATGACTCTAAGTACAACGAGTTTGATACTGATGGTGATGGTATTGTAACTGACGAAGAGTTAGTTCGTTCTGAGCGTATGCTACAGATTGAGAACAACGACAAGATGCAAGACCAACAAAGGCTCATGGCATGGGTAGCTATGCTATCTTCTATTTTGACCGTGGTGGCCCTTCTAACACCTCTTGTGGGCATAGACCGCATGAACACTGCTAGCGGCTTCCTGAACACCTTCCTAGTGGCTCAGACGGGCATCGTAGTTGGCTTCATGGGGATGACAGCTTGGGCTAAGAAGAATGAACACTAACCTAGTGTACCCAGATAAAGACGTACCTGTTAAAATAATAAATCTTAAGTACGGTCTTAAACTTTATCTAGCACAAGGGACACCTCAGATACGTTTCATAAACGTAAAAGGAAAATAAACATGGGACTACTTGATACACTTATCGGCCCAGTAACTAGCATCATTGATAAGATTATTCCTGACAAAGATCAAGCAGCTAAGTTAGCACATGAGATAGCTACTATGGCTGACACTCATGCACAGCAACTAGCCCTTGGACAGTTAAAAGTAAATGAAGCTGAAGCAGCCAGTGGTTCTTTATTCAAAGGTGGTTGGCGACCAGCTATCGGTTGGATATGTGGACTATCTTTATTCTGGGCATTTATCCTACAGCCCTTTATTGTATTCTTTCTGTTAGTGTTTGGGGTAGATCTTCCTCCGTTACCTCAATTAAATACATCTGACTTGATGCCAATCCTATTAGGTATGCTTGGTTTAGGTGGGCTAAGAACTTTTGAAAAGATACAGAAGGTAACTAAATGAAAAAGAACTTTGACCACTGCCTAGAGTTATTACTATCTCACGAAGGTGGCTTTGTTAATCACCCTAAAGATCCTGGTGGCATGACTAACCTTGGTGTTACCCGTGCGACATACGAGCAGTTTGTTGGTCGTCACGTAACTGAAGATGAGATGAGAGCCTTAACTCCTGAGATTGTAGCCCCACTATACAAAGCTAACTACTGGGATAAAGCTCGTTGTGATGATCTTTCAACTGGTGTTGATTGGACTGTATTTGATTGGGGTGTTAACTCAGGTATGAGCAGACCAGTTAAAGCTTTGCAACGGATTGTAGGAGTAGTTGCAGATGGGGGTGTTGGTCCTTATACTCTACGTGCTATTGGTGATAAAGACTCTACGGAGCTAGTCGAGAAGATGTATGAAGCTAGACAACACTTCTACGAAAACCTAAGTACCTTTGCTACCTTTGGTAAAGGTTGGACTAGACGTAATAAAGAAACACTTGAGCAAGCTCTCAAACTAATTAAGGGATAATACACAATGGCTATGCGTAACACAAGCTTCGGCTCCTCTAAGTATGGTGAAGCAATGTCTAAGCTAGGGGATAAGATAGAGAAAAAGGCTGCTCGTGCTCCTCAAGTAATCCGTAATGCTCGTATTAAAGCTTCTGGAGCTAAAGGTGGTATGGGTTCTAAAGGTCGTACTAAAGCTAAATAGTCTCAAGCTATTGACAAAGTAATAGAACTGTTGTATAATTGCAACACATATAACGAATCAAGGTTATTTACACAACATGAACGCTACTGTAGATCAAATCAGAGCGGCTGCTGAAAATGACTTAGAAGTCTTTATTCGCCTAGTTTCACCTGACCAAGTATTAGGCCAGTGTCACGCAGACTTACTATCTTGGTGGACTCGTCAAGACTCTAAGACCCACCAGCTAGTCCTCTTCCCTCGTGACCATCAGAAGTCACGTATGGTTGCCTACCGTGTAGCTTGGTCTTTAACCAAAGATCCTACTCTACGTGTCCTCTACATCTCAGCTACTGCTAACCTTGCTGAGAAACAACTAGGGTTCATTAAAGGTATTCTTACTTCTGAGATCTTCCGTAGGTACTGGCCCGACCATGTACTTGCAGATGAAGGTAAGAGATCTAAGTGGACTAACTCTGAGATTGCTTTAGACCATCCCCTACGTAAGAAAGAGAATGTCCGTGATCCCTCTGTCTTTACTGGCGGCCTTACTACCTCCCTTACTGGTATGCATTGCGATATTGCTGTACTCGACGATGTGGTTGTGTACGAAAATGCTTACACTAATGAAGGAAGAAATAAGGTCAAGAGTCAATACTCGCTTCTATCGTCTATTGAAGGAGCTGAAGCAAGAGAGTGGGTGGTAGGAACTCGTTACCATCCTGCTGATCTATACAACGACCTTATGTCTATGTCTGAAGACATCTATGATAAGGAGTTCAACAAGATCGCTGAAGAGGGTATCTACGAAGTCTTTGAGAGATCAGTAGAAGAAAACGGAGATGGTACTGGTGAGTTCCTATGGCCTCGCCAGCAACGTAGAGACGGTAAGTGGTTTGGGTTTGATGCTAAGATCTTAGCTAAGAAGCGTGGTCAGTACTTAGACAAAGGGCAGTTCCGTGCTCAGTACTACAACGATCCGTCTGACCCTGACAACGTGCCTGTAAGTAGCGATAAGTTCCAGTACTACGACCGTAAGTTCTTGAAGCTTGAGAATGGTTACTGGTTCTACAAAGATAGTCGCTTGAATGTTTTTGCTGCTGTAGACTTTGCCTTTAGTTTAAGTAAACGATCTGACTCTACAGCTATTGTCGTTATTGGTATTGACTCGGAGAACAATGTTTACGTCTTAGACATTGATCGTTTCAAGACTGATAGAATTGTTGAATACTTTGAACACATCTTAACTCTGTCTAACAAGTGGTCATTCAGAAAGATGAGAGCTGAGGTTTCTGTCGCTCAGATAGCAATCGTTAAACAACTTAAAGAACTAATTAAACAACACGGACTATCCATAAGTATCGAAGAGTATCGTCCTAATAAATACCAAGGTAACAAACAAGAACGTATCGCTTCTATTCTTGAACCTCGTTATGACAATATGCAGATATGGCACTATCGTGGTGGAAACATCCAGATCCTAGAAGAAGAACTATCCACACGTAATCCTGCCCACGATGACGTAATTGATGCCCTAGCTTCCGTAGTTGATATGGCTATTGCACCAAGTAAGAATGTTCATAGACAAAGGAAGAGCAACGTGGTTTGGTCTACACATAAATTTAGAGGTGTTGCATAATGGCTGGTGAAACTTTAGACATCATGCACATACTAGGGCCAGACAACTTGGCTGTAGAGATTGCTAACCGTTGGCGTGAATGGTCAGAGCTTAAAGTTAAGTGGACTGAAGAGAAGAAAGAGCTTCGCAATTATCTGTACGCCACAGATACTAGCACTACAGGCAATGCTCTTCTCCCTTGGTCGAACACTACTACTACCCCTAAGCTAACTCAAATAATGGATAACCTTCATGCGAACTACTTTGCTACTTTGTTTCCTCAACAGAAGTGGATGCGCTTTGAAGCTGAAACAACTGCAAGTAATGTCAAAGCTAAACGTGATGTCATCCAAGCTTACATGGATAACAAAGTACGTCAGTCTGACTTCGTTAATATCTGTTCTGATCTCCTTTATGATTGGATTCAGTATGGGAATTGTTTTGCTACCGTAGCTTGGGAAGACAACTACCAGATCAAAGAGAGTGGTGAGCTTGTTACTCAGTACGTAGGCCCTAAGCTTGTACGTGTATCTCCTTACGACATCGTATTCAACCCTACTGCATCTTCATTTACTAAGACACCTAAGATCATTAAGAGTATCTTAACTCTAGGTGAGATTAAGAAGATGGTAGAAGCTGATCCTGCCAATGATTACTTCAAGCAAGTCTTGGACAAGATGCTTCACGCTCGTGCTACTGTAGGTAACAGTGATGGCATGATGGACAAAGCTTCTGGCTTTATTGCTGATGGCTTCTCATCTATCCAACAGTACTACGAGTCTAACTTCGTTGAGATACTTACCTTCTACGGTGACATCTATGACTACAACGAAGGTAAGCTGTGGACTGACCGTATCATCACAGTAGTTGACCGTGCGTACATCATTAACAACGAAGAGAACCCTAGCTGGCTAGGACAGGCTCCTATCTACCACGCTGGCTGGAGGCCCCGTCCTGACAACCTGTACGCTATGGGACCACTGGACAACTTAGTTGGTATGCAGTACCGTATCGACCACCTAGAGAACCTCAAGGCTGATGTGTTCGATCAGATCGCCTACCCCATCATGAAGATCCGTGGTGACGTAGAGGACTTCGACTTCGAACCTGGTGCTCGTATTTATCTAGGTGAAGAGGGTGACGTAGGCTACCTACAACCAGACGGTACGGCACTTCAAGCTGACCTCCAGATCCAACTCCTAGAGAATAAGATGGAGGAGATGGCTGGTGCTCCTAAGCAAGCTATGGGTATACGTACTCCTGGTGAGAAGACAGCCTTCGAAGTACAGAGCCTACAGAACTCAGCTTCTCGTATCTTTGAACACAAGACTGCTCATTTCGAACGTACCTTCCTAGAGCCAATCTTAAACTCAATGCTTGAGGTAGCTCGTCGTTACATGAACATGAGTGATACTATCCGTGTCATGGATGATGCTACAGGTGCTATGCTCTTTAAGGATGTCACTAAAGAGGACATCACTGCTAAGGGTAAGATCGTTCCAGTAGGTGCTCGTCACTTTGCTGAACGTGCTCGTCGTGTACAGAACCTTACACAACTGTACCAAGTTAAGTTGGCTGATCCTACAGTAGCTGCTCACCTTTCAGGTAAAGAGTTTGCTCGTATCCTAGCTGAGGAACTTGGTGAACCTAGACTGTTCGGTGAGAACATAGCTATCACTGAGCAACTTGAGACACAACAGACAGCACAAGACGCTGAGATGATTAACCAAGAGCAACTAATGGCTGCTCAACAAATGGGAATTTAAATATGGCAATTAAACCTAAAACTAAGGGTGGCATGGGTTCTAAAGGGCGTACTAAAACTAAGCCTAAGTCATTTGCCAAAAAAGTTTATGAAGCAGGTGTTAAAACTATTCTTACTCCTGTCCTTGGTGCTGTTTATACTGCCGCTGGCATGGCCCAGTATGCAGATAAGTATTTTGGTACTGAAAACAAAACAATCTTTCCAACAGCAAGCACTACTGCATCACGAGTTGTAAAGAAAAAGAAACCATAATGCAAACCATTTGGCTCAAGGGTCTTAAAGGTGAAGAACGTGATCGTCGTAAAGGTGAGGTACTAAACTACCGTAACGCCTTCGATGATCTTAGAGAGATTCTCGAACAACATTACTTAAAGCGTGATGCTGTTCGTGATTACTCCCCAGGTTGGGAGTACAAGCAAGTGGCTGTCAATGAGTACAATGCTGTACTTGACGACATCTTAAATTTAATAGACCTTAACCGTAAGGATTAACAATGAGTGTATTTGACCAAGCCCAACAACCAGAGGGCCAGAGTCAGGCAGCAGAGCAACAAGCTGTGACTACTGAACAACAAGAGTCATTTTTAGCTAAGCTCGTAGCGGTAAAGGGCGACAACTGGAAAGACCCTGAAGTGCTAGCCAAAGGCAAACTAGAAGCTGATGGTTACATTAAAACTCTCGAAGATCAACTCACAGCAATGCGTGAAGATCTAGGGAAACAGGAGTACTCTAAACAGTTACTCGACCAACTACAGAATAAGGCCACGGCTCCTACCAACGTGAATACTGTAGCACCCACAAACAATAATAAAGATAATGGTAGCACTAATACTGACGGCAATACCCAGCCCCAAGTGAGTGAGGAATCCCTAAAGAGCCTTGTTGAACAGACACTGACTAAGCGTGACCAAGACAATACTGTAAAGCAGAATCTTGCAATCGTAGACGGAGAGTTGGAGAAGTCTTATGGCACTGAAGCTGTAAGTGTGATCCAGAAGAAAGCCTCTGAGTTGGGCATGACAGTACAACGTATGCAAGAGATTGCTGCTGAGTCACCCACTGCATTCTTTGCTCTCCTAGGCGAACAGAAGAAATCCTTTAGCCCAATGGTTCAAGGTTCTGTTCGTACAGAAGGTGTCAATATGCAAGCTTCGACGGAACGTGACTGGAACTATTACCAGAACCTTCGTCGGGAAAACAAATCGGCGTACTATAGTCCCAAAGTACAACAACAACTGATGAATGATCGTCAGCGTCTTGGGTCTAAGTTCGGTCTTTAATTTATGGAGAAGATAAATGTCTGGTATGAATACTAGCAATATGTCTCTTCTTACTCGCTCTGAAGTATGGTCAGGTGAGCTTAAGGAGATTCTGCGTGACGAAATGCAAGCCCAACGCTATGTGCGTATGCTTGATGGTTTCCCTGACGGGGACCAATTCACTATCCCATCAATCGGTCAAGCACAGGTTGATAACTATGTAGAAGATTCGGCTGTTGTATACCGCCCAATGGATACTGGTGAGTTCACATTCACCGTAGACAAATACTTGTCATCCGCTTCTTACATCACCAAAAAAGCTGAGCAAGATTCGTTCTACTCTGCTGAGTTGATGAGCCGCTTTGTTCCTGAGCAAGAACGTGCTATCATGGCACACTTCGAGACAGCAACATTTGCTACTCCTGAGACTGGTGTTTCAGCTAACTCTGCCGAAAACATCGACAGTGTAGCTCACCGTTGGGCTGGTTCGGGTACAGGAGCTACTATCGCAGTAGCTGACTTTGCTCGTGCTCGTTTCTCCTTGAAAAAGGCTAACGTGCCTGACACAAACTTGATTGCTATTGTTGACGCTTCTTGCGAATACACTCTTAACACTTTGTCTGACCTCGTTACGGTTGCTAACAACCCAATGTGGGAAGGTATCGTGTCTGCGGGTATCGCAACAGGTATGCGTTTCGTTAAGAACGTATACGGTTTCGACGTTTACACTTCGAACTACTTGGCTACTGCAACTGATAACGCATTGGCTAACAAAGCTTCGTCTCCTGCAAACGTAGACTTCTCGTCTGTCAATGGTAAAGCTAACCTGTTCTTCTCGGCTAACTCTACTGCCAATCCTTTTGTTGGTGCATGGCGTCAAATGCCTGAAGTAGACTATGAGTACAGCAAAGACTTCCAACGTCATGAGTATGTAACTACTGCTCGTTACGGTGTTAAGTTGTACCGTCCTGAAAACATGGTTCGTGTTATCACGAAAACCAACGTATAAGGAGGGATAGAAAATGTCTTACACTAACTCTGACGGCCTTTTGGTTCTTACCAATGGCGCACAAGGTGAAGTTAACCTAACTGGTGGTGCTGAATACGGCGTTAAATACTTAGTAATTAACATCGCAGACGCAACTACTATCGGTTCTTCGGCTGCTGCTCCTGCTGCTAATGACTCGTTCATTCCTGCTGGTGCATACATCACACGGGCTAGCCTAATTGTTTCGGCTGCCTTTGCTGGTGCAACTGCTGCTCTGAACATTGGTTTGCAAACTGCTGCTGGTGTAGCTATTGATGCTGACGGTATTGATGTTGCTATTGCAGTGACTGCTATCGATGCTATCGGTGACGTAGTTGCTTGTAACGGTGCTGCTGTAGGTGGCATAGTAACAGTAGGTACTGCACCTGCTTACGTATCGCTAGACTACGATACCGCTGCATTCACAGCTGGTACTGCTAAACTGGTTATCGAATATATCGGTTAAGCTTAACAAAGGGGGTGGTGCTTATAAAAGGTTCCACCCCTACACTTTACCCCTTGACAAATTCTCTAAACACTGTATAATTGCATTATTGATTGCACCCCCTAGGTATATACTAATAGGATAGGCACACTATGGCTAATGTAAACCATAATACTCTAACAGACCCATACCTACATGAACCTAAGGGTGTAGCCTCTGCCGCTTCAGGTAAGGTCTACGTAGCCAATGGCGCAGGTTCAGGGGCATGGACAGCTAAAGAAACCCTTGTTGGAGAAACTCTGGCAGGTTATATCGACAATATTTCTGCTGTTTCTACAGTGTATGTACCTATCCCCTTTGCTGGCACTATAAGTAAAGTTGTCACAGTTCTTGAAGCTTCTATAGCTTCTGCCGACTCTACTATTACCGTTAAGAATTCAGCGGCTGCTTCTATGGGAACTATAACAGTAGCATATTCAGGATCAGCTGCTGGTGACGTAGATACGTTATCGCCTTCGTCTAACAACACAGTAACAGCAGATAGTTTTATTACCATAGCATCAGATGGTGGCTCTACCAACACAGCAGCCCTTCGTTTTGTAGTAGTATTGGATAGAACATAATGAAGACTACTCTCCTCTCTATGGTTCAGTCGATCCTGAGTGACATGGACTCAGAGGCTGTTAACTCCATTAGCGACACAGTAGAAGCTCAACAGATTGCTTCTGTAATTGAAGACACATACTTTAACATCATCTCTGCTCGTGAGATCCCTGAGCATAAGCGTCTTATTAAGATGACTTCATTGTCGGATAGCGCTAAGCCTACTCATTTCTTATACCCTAATAACCTTAAAGAGATTGTTACGTTACGTTATAACACTGACTTGAATGGTGGCTTGAACTACAGTGAAGTAGTGTTTGTTGAACCACTGCACTTCCTAGATCGTCAAGGATACAACACTGACAATGCTATCCTGGTTCCAGATCAGTCAGCAGGTACATCTCTAGTTATTTATAATGATCGTATGCCTAGCTACTACACAAGCTTTGATGACCAGTACGTTGTAATGAACTCTTACGATGCTACTGTAGAAGCTGTGTTACAAGAGAGTAAGACACAAGCATACGGAACTATCTACCCAACCTTTAATATTACAGATGCTTTCGAGCCTGACTTGGACGACACAATGTTTCCATACTTGTTAGCTGAAAGTAAGTCTGTCTGCTTCTCTTTGTTTAAGAGTGGTAGTGATCCTAAGGTTGAGCAAGCAGCTCGTCGTCTGAAGTCATACGTACAGAATGACCAGTACAAAACTAAACGAGCTAATAAACGCCCACACTACGGAAGGTAATCCCCTTGGAATTTATTGAAGACCCTGCAAAGCTAACCTGCATTTGTAAGTCCGATAAGATGGTCACTCCCCTCACTATACGAAAGTCTCGTGATGGTTTTATATTCTTTGAAGTCATAACTGAGAAGGGAGCAGTACCAGAAGAACTTAAAGGTAAGTTCTCTAATATGCCAAGCGCTAGAGAAGCTGTCGCTCAGTACTTCAGGACTATGCCAGAGACTGTAGCTGCTAGACGGGCTAGCTTCAACAAAGATTTTGATGAACGTAAGAAGGTAAAAAATGCCGCAAAGTCAGAGCCAGAAGACGATCAACACCTTCATCAAGGGCTTGATAACTGAGGCTGGTGAGCTTACTTTCCCACCTGATGCTTCCGTTGATGAACTTAATTGTGACCTTCGTCGTGATGGCTCTCGTCGTCGTCGTAAAGGGGCTATAGCTGAGGACAATAGTGTTCTCTCTACGTTTACTGTTGCTACTACTGACCTCGTACACACAGGTACTTGGCTTAACGTAGGCGGTCAGGCTGGCCTAGAGTATTTAGTTATTCAAACTGGTGCTACTCTACGCTTTTATAACAAGGCATCAGCTCCTTATTCAGACAACCAACTTACTCAGACAGTTAACCTAGCTACGTATGAAGTAGCAGGTAGTGTAGGAGCAGCTAACGTCAAGTGTCAGTTTGCATCCCTCAAGGGTGCCCTTATTGTGGCATCTCCAGCCATTGAAACTATCTACATTGAGCGTGATAACATAACTGAGGTACTCTCAGTAAACCTTATCTCCTTTAAGATACGTGACTTTGAATGGCAAGGAACTAAAGCTGACTACTCAACAGGAATTGCAACAGGTTCTATTACTGATGTCCGTAAGTACGATACTTACAACTCAGGTTGGGTAGACACTAAAGGTGCTGCTGCTCTTGCTACTTACATTGCAGCTAATACTGAGTACCCTCCGCTTAACCTCCCTTGGTACGCAGGTAAAGATGCTAGTGGTGATTTCTCTGTAACAGAGTGGGAGAAGATCTACTCAGGTACTAGCCTTATCGGTAACGGTCACTACATCCTTAACTTCTTTAACAAGGATAGAGCTACAGCTTCAGGTATTGCTGGTCTACCTACAGAGATTGAGACTTCTAGGTTTAAGTCAGTAGCAGCCTTTGCTGGTCGTGTATTCTACGCAGGTCTTCAAAGTTCTAAGAACTCAGGATCTATCCTATTCTCTCCTTTGATTGATAACCTTGGTGACCTAGGTTTATGTTACCAGATTAACGACCCCACCTCAGAGGACATCAGTGACCTGCTAGACACCGATGGTGGTCGTATTATTATCCCAGATGCAGTTAACATTAAGTACCTCTACGCCTACGGTGCTAACCTCTACGTGTTTGCTGACAATGGTGTGTGGTCGATCAATGGTGTTGATAACGTCTTCCGTGCTACTGAGTACTCTATCCAATCTATCTCTAGCGTAGGTATCCTAAGTGCTGAGACGTTTGTAGAGGCTGAAGGTATTCCCTTCTGGTGGTCTAGGTTTGGTATCCACGCTCTTACCTTTGACCAAGTATCAGGCTTAGCTAAAGAAGAAAACATAAGCGTTGGTACTATCCAAACCTTCTGGGATGACATCAGCCAGGATTCTAAGTCTAGGGTTACAGCCCTATACGACAGGATCAATAAAGAGATTTACTGGACTTACCCTGAAGATGGTGAGACTAACGTAAACAAGTTTAATAAGTTCCTTATCTTAGACACTGTACTCCAAGCCTTCTACCCTTGGACAGTATCAGATGAGGCAACTAACACTGACTACATCATGGGCTTTAGCTTCTACTCAGGCTTCGGTTCAGATCAGTTAATCTTAGATGTCGTATCAGGAGCAGATGATGTCATCTCTAACAGTGACGATGTAATCAGCACACAGTACACTGACTACATTACAGGTGATCCAGCTATCGTCTTGCTTATTAGAGATGGTGCTACAGGTAAAGTAACTATGGGTACCTTCTCAAGTAACACGTACTTGGACTGGGGTACAACTAACTACTCCTCCTACGCAGAAGCTGGCTATGACTTCAAAGGGGATCTGTTCTACCAGAAGACTTCTCCTTACGTCATAACCTATATGCGTACTACTGAGACAGGTTGGACAGGTGACGAGATAGCAGGGTATGAGCCTATCAATCCCTCATCTCTGTTTGTATCTTCCTTCTGGGACTTCAAGAGTACACCATCTTCTGTTGCTCAACAGGCCTATAGATTTAAAACTATGCCAGTAGTAGGTGATCTAAATACTTGGGACTATCCTTCAAGTGTTATCTCGACAAGGCTTAAACTTCGTGGTAAAGGTAGATCAACCCGTCTGCGCTTTGAGAGTGAACAAGGCAAGGACTTCATCCTACTAGGCTATGGAGTTATTGATGCAAGTAACCAGCGTTACTAAAATTAAAAGAGTAACAGAAGAAGACATTGTTAATCTAGCTATACTAAGTAAACAGTTCTCTAAAGAAGCTAAAGAGAACGGTTACAACTTAGCCTTTAAACAAGATAAGTTTACTAAAAGTTTTGTAGCTATAATTAATAATCCAGACTACTACTACCTTGTAGCTGAGATAGATGACGAAGCAATAGGGTTCTTCTTAGGAGCTATCTTTCATCCTCTGTTTTCTGATGATACTATTGCTTCAGAAATGTTTTGGTGGGTAGATAAAGAACATAGAGGCCACAGTGCAGCCATTAAAATGTTAAAGTCATTTGAGGATTGGGCTGAGAAATCTGGGGCTACACAAATAAACGTATCTGATCTACAAGGCGTTAAAAACTTAGATAAACTTTATCAAAGACTAGGTTATAAAAGGTCAGAAGTTACTTACAGGAAGGACATATAATGGTTATCGCTACAGGTACAGCAATTCTTATTGGGTTAGCTACAATAGGAACTGTTACTGCTCTTGAATCTGCTAAGCAGCAGAAGAAAGCTTCTCAGGCTGCTTCTAGGCAACAACAACTCCAGACACAACGATCACAACGTCAAGCTATGCGTGAGGCACAGATTCTTCGTTCACAATCCCTTGCTACTACTCAGGGTATGGGTGTTGTTGGAGGCTCTGGGGTATCTGGAGGTCTTAGTTCTTTAGGCTCACAGCTTGGCAGTAACCTAGGCTATGCAGGTCAGTTGTCAGGCCTAGCCCAGCAACAAAGTATAGCTCAAAGTAGGGCTAATACCTACGGCGCTTACTCAGACCTAGCGTTTACTGGGGCTAGCTTTGGTACGAAATTTATTTAATAGTCATAGGAATATAAAGTGGCCGACTTTATCGATCAAGGTATAAGCACTACGTTCTTGGACGAAGGTGCTACTTATTCTCCTGTATATGACAGGCCAGAAAACTATGATGCTGTAGCTGTAGCCAATCAGGATGAAGGCCCTGATGATACTAAATCTCGTATTGCACGGGATGCTAATCAAACATACCAGACAGATGTTACAACTGCTATTGATAATAAAGATGACCCAGTTGCTGTAGCTGACAAGATAACCAATGGTGAGAGAAAACTATTTGGTGTCTATAGTTCAGATGAAGTTTACATTGAAGACAGTGTTATAGCTACTAGCCCAGGTTATAAAGCTGCTGATCTACTCTACTACCGCAACCTTCAGATCATGTCTGAGGAGATTGAGAAAGCTTCTGTTGAACAACAAGATCGTACTTGGCTAGGTTACGGTGTCGACTTTGTTGACCGTGAGATTATTAGAGCTACTCTATTTGGTTGGTGGGAGAATGCTACTAACCGTACTGCCCGTGAAGGTGCAGACATTGCTAACACTCTATTCAATCAGAGTGATCCTCGTGAAGTTCGTCGCTTTATGAAAGAGAAAGTAGATGCTGCTCGTTCTGAGGGTATCCTTGTTGGTGAGAACTTCTTCTCCTATAATCAAATGCTACGTGAGGCTTATAGCTTAGGGTACAACCCTGACTTAGCTTGGGATCGTGTTTTTGCAGTTCTTGACTTTGCAGGGTTTGCTACTGGTGCAAGTAAGTTATCTAAACTAGCCTCTCTTAAATCAGCTACTGCTGCCACTCGTGCTGGTGCTTTAGGTGGTGTGGAAGAAGCTAATAAGATTGGTAATAACTTACACGTAAGAGAGATTGATCCAATCAATACAGCTAATATGCAGTCTGCTGCTGTTGATCTTAATCCTGGTGTAGTCCGTCCTTCAACTGGCTTTGTTCAAAGAATAGTTTCTGAGAATAGGATTGCACAGAAGATTATGGCCTACATTAAAGGTGCAGTTCCTGACCCTGAAAGTATTCTTAACTTCGAAGCTGTTAAAGCTAAAGCTGCTACTGCCTTCGCTAAGGCTACTAAGACAACAGTATATAAAACTGACATAGTTAAAACATCTGAGAACATTACAGCGATAGAGTTTAGTATTGGTAAGAAAGATGGTGTAGCCTTTAAACTTAATAAGAATGGTACTATTGAATCTGGTGCTCAGAAGATTGCTGATAGAGTAGGGGGAGAAGTAGTACCCCTTGATCCTCAGAACTTGTCGTTAGGTTACGTGGTTAAAGTACAGGAAGCAGCAGACACTCTTCAAGGTGTAGGCGGTGCCTTTAACATAACACTAGCTAAGACTATCTGGAATAGAACACTAGGCGCACTGCTTGATAACCCATTCGTAGGCTCAACAGCTTCTCGTGGTATCCGTGAGCTTAATGAACTTGCCCTACGTTCTGAGAATGCTAACAAATACCTACGTAATGCTGGTGCTAAAGCTGAGAAGAACATCTCTAAGCTTAGTGCAGACGAACGTAGTGTTATGGATAGTGTCTTAAAAGATCTAGTCGATGGGCCTGATTCTACCCTACGTAAACGGTGGGATGAGAGTGAGTTCTCCTCTCGTTGGAAAGCTGTTACTGGTACTAACCCTAATAAGAAAGTCCTTGCTGCTTATCATTCAGCTGAAGACTTATCTGACATGGCCTACTTCTTTAACTCTATGGAAGCTTTGAAGTCTGCTGTAGCTAAAGGCTTTAAGAACTCAGTAGAAGTTGAGGCTGGAGTATTTGTTCCTGCTCGTCGTGTACGTCTAGCTACCCTTAAAGAAGGCACTAAAATCTTTGATGGTGCAGGTCGTGGTAAACTTCTTAAGGAAGACTATAAAGAGTTTGGTAATGACTTCAATGTGTGGGAACTATCGTCTCCTTGGAACGACCAAGAGTTTGTAGCATTCCCTACATCTAACCGTGTCATTGGCCCAAGGGATGTGCTTGGTTACTCAGCCTATGGTCGTAGGTCTAACCCTGACATCAGGTACTTTACCTTTCTTAAGTTTACTAATGGTGACGTTAAGTCTATCTTAGGATCACTTACCGCTAAGCAAGCTGAACTTGCTAAGGCAGAGTTTAAAGCTATTCAAACAGCTTACAAAACAGGTGGTACAACAGCACCTGTTACAAAAGGTTATCTAAAACCTATGCCTTCTACGCTTTCATCTTGGGATGAAACTATTCCTTACCAAGTGATTGGGGATACTGAACCAGTTCTTCCTAGTAACCATTTCAGAATATATCGTGGTGAGGGGGGTAGCAAACAACAGTCTGTAAGTAACGGCGGTTGGTGGACAACAGACCTCACTAAAGCTAAGGGGTTTTCTTCTGGTGGCGGTGAAGTTAAGTATATCGACATTGACCTAGCAGATAGAAAAACACTGATGTCTTTTGTGACAGGGCATGGTGGTGCTGATGAGCTGTTCACAACATCTAAGAGTGTTACACAAAAGTCTAAGAAGTTAGTTTTGACTAAACAGACTACTGTAGTAAAAGATATTGATGAAGTTATCCAAGGTAACAACTCTTGGAACCCTAAGATCAATACTAAAGCTGAGATGGATGAGTTCCTAAAGGAGCATAAGATCAATATCTTTGAGGGTGAGATTGAAAGTCGTCTACGTGATGGCCCGTATCAAAACCCTAACGATAAGTTCTACAACGGTGATGCTATTGGTGATGTCATTGAACGTAGGAATGCTCGTGCTGAACTTCCGATAGCTCAGTACGGTGGTGGTGGTACGTATAACCCAGACCCTATTGACTCTATCATACAACAGTACGGCTCTGAGGCTCACCGATATGCCTTCTCCTTGTACAACTACAGGGCTATGCAAGGTTGGCTAGACACTGCTGATAACATGATGGCTAATAACTTGAACGTAGTTGTTCGAGTACCTGATGCACAGAGCTTACGTCAGCGTTTCCTTAATGCTACCGTAGAAGGAACAAGTCCTGAAGCTCAACGTATGCGTGAAGTTAAAGATGTCATCATGCGTCAGGCTAGTATTAAGAGTGAAGGTGAACTTGCTCGTGAAAGCTTTGCTGAAAGTATGTCTGAGGCTTTGTTCGATCAGACTGGTATCAAGGCTAACTTTAAAGAACCTTCAGGTAAGCTTCTAAAGCTTGGCTTCTTTAGTGCCTTTGCCTTCAACGCATCTCAAATGTTCTTACAAGCATCTCAGGTAGCTAACGTCATTGCTGTCGCAGGTCGTGCAGGTATCAAAGGTACAGCACACTCTGTCCACATACGTAAGATACTCATGGGTTCAGATGATATAGCTACTGAAGCTTTAGGTTTAGACCGTCTAGCTAAGTCTATGGAGATGCCCCTTGGTACTGTCCAAGAAATAACCCGACTATTCCGTGAGACATTACCTAACGTAGTAATGGGTGACATCCTAGAGCTTGGTACCTCAGCTTCTGTTGGGCTGTCAACTAACGGTGCCTTAGGTAAAGCTGGTTACAAAGCTAAGAAGTTTGGTAAAGCTGTATACGATATAGGTATGGTACCCTTTAATGCTGGGGAAGCTACAGCTAAGTCTTCTGCCTTTATGACTGCCGCTATTGAGTTCATTGAGAAGAACCCTAACATCTCAGTGCTATCTGAATCTGGTCGTAACTACATTGCTCGTCGTACCTCTACCCTTACACAGAATATGACGACAGCTACTAAGTCTAAACTTCAAACTGGTCTATGGCGTGTACCTTCGCAGTGGTTGAACTACTTCTTCCGTACATCTGAACAGGTATTTGTTGGTCGTGATCTTAACTTAGCTGAGCGTAGTCGCTTAGGCTTAATGGTAATGCCCTTCTATGGCTTCACAGGCTTAGGTCTTGCCCCATTAGGTGCATCAGATGTAGTCTCTGAATGGCTAGGCTTAGATCCTACTGATGAGAAAGACCAAGCTACTTACATTGGCTTGAAGTATGGTGTACTCGATGGGTTCGTCAACTACTTCACTCCATTTGATGTAGCCCTAGGACAGCGTATGGCCCCTGCTACAGCCGTCTGGGACTTGTACGATAAGTTCACCCAAGAGAGTGTCTTAGCAGCCGCTGGTGGGCCTTCAGGGAGCATTGCATCTACAGGTGTAACTGCTCTGTTTAACCTTGTGTCTAACGTATCTAACGGGTATACTACAACTCTAACTGAAGACAGCTTACGTGTACTTCGTAACTTCTCAGGCATCAACAGTACAGCACAAGCTGCTGGTATTATGATGGATGGTGTGTACCGTAATAGGAAAGGCTTAGCTTTACCTATTGAGGTGGATGTAACAGATGCTATTATAACTGGGCTTGGCTTTACACCTATAGCAGCAACAGAAGTATACAGTAGAATTGGTGAGTATATTGATATACTTGATAATGAAAAGGCTATTGAGAAAATGGTACGTGAACGTAGCCAACTTGCTTGGCAAGTATACCCTACTGATCCAGATAGAGCTTCTGCTATTCTTGAAGAAATGCAGACTATTGTTTCTAAAGCACCTCTGAGTGTATCTAAGAAACAAAACCTATTACGTATGGGTGGTCGTCCTTCTGGGCAAGACTTCTCCTACCTTGTAAGAAAAGCATATGAAGATGAGAGAACCTTTGCTGCGAAAAGCATGGAAGCTATCTTCGGTAAAGGAGTTGAATAATGGGTATCTTTAATATAGACCTACAAACAAATGTACAGCCACAACAAGCTGTCACTGACCAGTCTACAGGAACTGCATTAGGTGGTCTATCTAATCTTCTAAGTTCCCTAGGCAACCTTAAGGATGCTCAAGATATTAAGGCACGGAGAGAAGCTCCTACTTATACTGAGGTTAAAAACCAAAGGGATCAAGCTAATCTTTCAAACTACTCAACTGATCTGACACGAGTTGTTGAGCTACGTGATTCAGGTCAGATCTCCCCTGCTAAATTCCAGATGGAACTTAAGAGAGTAAATACTAAGTGGCTTACAGAGGGTGTTGATATTTCTGGGGCTGACTTCGACCTTTCTCGTGAGTCCATTACTGGTATTAAGAGTGAGCTTGTAGGTCTTACAGAAACTGAAGTAGCTTTGAATGAGTTATCAGGTACTGTCCAAGGGCAGTCTCAACTAGCCTTACAAACATTTAATCTTCGTAATGAATTAGGTAGAGAGCCTACTCTTGAAGAAGTAGTAGGGGCTATTAAGTCAGTTCAACAAGAGCAGATTGCTTTTGATAACTTGACTATTAAGAATCAGTCTGACCTTGCAGCTAAACGACCAATCATCCAAGACCAAGTTCTTAAAGCTAGCAAGCAGTTCACTACATCATTAGATCTTCTTGAGCAGAATGGTGTTCAAGTAACACCTGAGATGCTACAGAAAAGCTACTTAGATTGGCGTGGGTTTAAAACTAATGTACTTGCTAAGCTTCCAGCTGATACCCCACCTGCTGTTAAAGATGACTTGTTTAAAGTTGTCGATGAGTTCTTTGTTCAGATGGGCATGGAAACAATCGGTGGTGAGATTAAGATCCTTAGCCAGACTGAGCTACAACTAAAGAATAAAGCTCAGTTAATTGTACAAGAGCTTGAGAAGAAGAGTGACCAAGCATCACAGCTTCTAGCCTTGGGTATCATTAAGAATGGTTACTCCATTACTCCTATGGATTTCACAAGTATTAAAGCTGCCTTAGGTTCTACTGATCTTACTCCATCCACACCTGAGTGGGTCACTGAAGCTGGTATTGTATTGAGCAATGACATTATCACTGTTGCTCGTCAACTACAGTCACCAGAAGCTATGAGTATTAAGACAGCTAAAGGAGCTACTACTGCCTTCAAGTCTATTGTAGGCCCAGATAACTTTGCTAAGTGGGAAGGTTTAACTGCCGCAGCTGCTTGGAATAACGTAAGTGCTCGTGCTGCTATTGCTAAAGGCTTTGATCGCCAGTCAATCTCAGCAGGTAAAGCTGATACTACAGATGTATATACAAACATCGCAGGTCTAGCTATCGGTGTTGGTACTATTGACTTTGAGAATGAAGCAATCTCCTTTGATGGTGTAAGGTCTGTCGTTAGCTCAACACTTCCAGGTGTAGTAGATGCTCTTGAACAACGTGATCCTGAGAAGGGTAAGGCTGCACGTAGCTTGATGTACTTCTCCTTAGGTAAGGCTGCTCGTCAGTACGATGCTCAGATCCAAACAGGAGAGAGTAACTTAGGTATTAAGTTTAATCCTCAGAAGGGTACTTATAACTTAGACATTGCTAAGATTAGTCCAGATAATCCAAGGGCTTTACTTGCTGCTACTATTGCAAACAAAAGATATGATGGCGATATAATTGCAGCTATTGAAGATGACTTCTCTCGTGTTGACGCAACAGATCTTCCTGTCGAAGGCTTCGATGCACGTAGAGCACAAGCAAATCTTTCAGATGCTATACCTGGAAAAGGTGAGTTGCTTAGGGTATTCAATCTACGTAACTCTGTCGTATACTTAGACAGCCTTGCAAGACAGCTTGAGCCTAAAGATCTTAAAGATGCTCGTCTTAATACACCAGCCAACCTAGCTGCTGAGACTACAGCTACTCTTACAGATACTGCATCTGCTCAAACTACTGTACCACCTGCTGCCTTTGACTTGGTACGTAACCTAGAGGGCTATCAGGAGAATGCTTACTACGATGTCAATGCCTATCGTACAGGTTACGGTAGCGATACAGTAACTAAAGCTGATGGCACTGTAGTTAAAGTAACTGAGAGCACTATGGTTACTCGTGCTGATGCTGAACGTGATCTAGCTCGTCGCCTAAATGATTTCACAGCTAAGTCTGAGCGTAAAGTAGGAGCAGAATCTTGGTCAGCCTTAGATGAGACTACTCGTGCAGCACTAACGTCTATTGCTTACAACTATGGCAGTATCCCTGATCGTTTAATGCCAGCCATTAAGTCAGGAGATAAAGAAACTATTGCTCTTGCTGTTGAGAAACTAGCTGGTGACAATGAGGGCATTAATAGAGATCGTCGTATGCAAGAAGCTGATGCAATCCGTACTGGTCAAGTATCACCTTATACGGAGTAGAAAGATAATGGCTAAAGATCCTCGCTTAGAAAGAATAGGAGTATCAGGGTTTAATAAACCTAAGGCTACTCCTAGCCACCCTACTAAGTCTCACGTTGTTGTGGCTAAAGAAGGGGATACAGTTAAGACTATACGCTTCGGTCAGCAAGGGGTTACTGGTGATAAGCAGCCCACTGCTAGGCAGAAGTCTTTCAAGGCTCGTCATGCTAAGAATATATCCAAGGGTAAGATGAGTGCAGCTTACTGGGCAGATAAGGTGAAGTGGTAATGCTAACGACAGGTAACACACAGCAACTAACAAGGAAGAAAGTCATGGCTAAGAAAGTCAAGAAGAATAAGAAGGTAGCACCTAAGGGTTCACACTATATGCCTGACGGTTCTTTGATGAAGGACTCAGCTATGAAGCCTAGTAAGAAGAAGGGTAAGTCTAATGCCTCTTACTAAAGGCTACTCTAAGAAGAGTGTAAGCAAGAACATTCGTCTTGAAATGAAACATGGTAAGCCACAGAAGCAAGCAGTAGCTATTGCATTAAGCGTAGCTCGTAAGGCTAAGGCTAAAAAGAAATAAAGGGAACATCTCTTATGCTCCCCCTTACTTAGTTAGTCTTGTTCACGTTCTTCTATACTAGCAATCAACATCTCGGCGTAGTGGATTACTTTACGTAAGTCTTCTACGCCGTTTTTCTGTTTGTACCTACAGGTATACTTGATGATGTTACCCTCACAGAATGCTAAGTTGTTAGCTAGGATGAACTCAATAGGCTGGATGGCCATGTCCTTGTAGTGGCTACCACCTACCTGTTGAGCTAGAGGGTGGTCATCTTCATCCTCTTCGTCATCCTCATCATCCATGTAGTGGTCGAGGCATTCATGACACTCACCGAAGTTATCTAGTAAGTAGCCACATTCATTGCAGGAGTGGTCATCAAAAGGATTGAATGGTTTAGTTCCCCATTTAGCCATGTCTTATAGTCCTTCTTCTAGGAATGCAATCACCCAAGCCTTACATATATCAGAACGTACAATGTCGTCAACTGTAAACTCAATGACAGGTATGTCCATGTTATACTTCTTAGCTAGGTGCATGATCTTACTCAAGCCTGACTGTTCCTTAATGTCAGACTGACGTAAGTCACCATTAATAATGATCTTACAGTTCTCCCCGATACGAGTGAGGAGCATCTTAACTTCGTGGATGGTAAGGTTCTGTGCCTCGTCTACAATCACGAAGGCATCACGGAAGCTACGACCACGCATAGTAGAAAGAGGTGCCATCTCAATGTTCTTATTCTTGACTCCCGTCTCAACGACACCCTTGCCAAGTTGTTTCTCCAAGACTTCAAATACTGGTAGAACCCAAGGTGCATACTTCTCCTCCAATGTTCCTGGTAAGTAGCCTAAGTCCTTACCTACGGATACGTTAGGTCTAGTGATTACGATCTTGTCGATCTTCTTTAAGGCGTAAGCGTTAGCTGCTGCTGTTGCTGCAATGTAAGTCTTACCTGTACCTGACGGGCCAAGGACTATGACTTGCTGACTACTATTTAAGGCGCTGATGTATGAACCTTGTCTGTTGTTCATAGGCGTGAGAGTGATTAGCTTACTCGTGCTTTCTACATCTGCTCCTTTATATTTAGTTGCTCGTTTAGTTCTCTTAGCGGCCCGTTCAGCTATTACTTCCATGACTTCTTTCTAACCGTTGATGTCTACAATTTCACATACACCACCAGAGCAAGCGAAGGTGCTTGTACCTTTAGATGTATCTTCAGTTTCAAACTCAGCTAACTTAGCCCAATCAATACGGTCAGGCATAACAGATAGAAGTGTTTCGTAGTCAGTCTTGCTGCACTCTTGGTATGGTAGCTGTTGGTAGTTCATCTCAAAGTGTGGTAAAAATGACACACCTGATACTTCATCAAAGTTCTTATAGACCCAAGCACCAACTTCCATCCACTCATGCTCACGTACTGTGATCGTAACAGATGGCTTATGCTCACACCAGTGACGTTGGTATGTCATCCACAAGTCTAGCTGCTCAATAGCCGTCATGTCATTGCGTGTTACCGCACCTTCAGGTGACTTCTGAGGGAAGCTAAAGACCATAGTGCTGTCAGGTTTCATAACGCAAGGCTCAGCAGGAATGCCTTGGTCAACCATGAACTGTGTCAGAGGATCTTTAATGTCACCACGAACAGTCCGAATATAATAGGCTGAATGCCTAGCGTGAATCCCACTAGCGGAGTCAACCAACTGAGATACGGTTCCCGAAGGTTTAACACAAGTAATAGCAGTAGACACAGGGATACCAAGGCGCTTAGCCCACTCAGCATTAGTAGCAATGGCAACATCACGTAACCTCTCTAGTGTAGCTTCTAGTCCTGCGTTGGCATGGGTCAGTAGCTTGTTGTCCATGATACCAGTTAAGCTAACACCTAACAGACGTTCCTCTTCTGTGTTCTTCTGCCAGATCTTACGGAGGTAGGGGAAGTTAGTTAGTGTAGACTGGATAGTACCAATGATAGTAGCTAACTTAACCTTACGCTCAAGGTCATCAATAGTATCAGTAGCACGTACTACAACTTCACTGAGGTTGCAGAATTGATAAGGACGTAGGATGATCTCACTGCAAGGGTTGGTTCCGAACTCAAAGTCTGTGTCACGTCTACCATTCTTAGCTGCTTGTTTCTTAGCTGCTACACGTGAGAAGATACCACGCTCACCTGACTTAGACTTAACCAAGGAAGTCCACTCAGTTAGGAATGTCTCCATGTCAGGACGTTCAGTGTATGCTACAGAGTTGTTAGCTAAGGCACGTTGCTTCTGATGCTCATGCCATTCACCTGACTTAGCATTACGCATACGGTCATCTGATAGGTTAGACAAAGAGATCATAGCACTACGGCGTACACCACCTACTACTACCACTTCACCAATCTTACACATGATGTCATGGCATTCAAGTGAGGTGAGACGACGACCTTGTGCCTCTTTAAACTTAATTACTGCGTAGTTAAATAGATCGACCAATGGTGCTGGGCCAGATGCACGACCACCGAATGTCTTAAGCTTAGCACCAGCAGGGCGTACCTTAGAGACATCCCATGTTGGTATCTCACCTGAGTATAGCATAGCTATCAGCTTACGTAGTCCTTTAGCCCAGCCTTCTTTGCTGTCATGTACTACAATTACATCATCACTGGTGAAGAGGTACTCAGGTACTTCAGGTAGCTTGCTGATGTAGTGACGTTCAACTGAGAAGCCAACACCAGTACCACATAGTAGGATGTACATAGCTTCATCAAAGGACTTAATGTCATCTACTGGTAGGTAGGAGCAGTTGTACCCTGCCGTGTTGTCACGAGTAAGAGCAGGGCCAGCAGTCATGACACTACGCATAGAAGGCATGACCTCTAGGTTAAGCATAGCAAATAGAATGTCATCCTCTGTACGTACATCAGCTTTACCCTTCACTACGTTAGCAATGAAACGCTCCACTGTCTCACGCCAATTCTCACGGCGTTTCTCAGCCTCAATCCAACGGGCATAGCGTGAGGTAGCAATAAAGGATTGATAGTCTGTAGGTAGATAGTTGTTCATCTGTTGTCACCGTTTCCTTGCAAGGTTCCTCTAGCCTTACGGCTCTGTAGTTTAATTAAATTCATCTCAGCAATCTCAGATAGATCGTAGCCTAAGTCATTAGATAGTGCAGCTACGTACCACATGACATCACCAAGTTCTTTAGCTAACTCAATGTCGTCTAGTTCACCATCACGTAGCCACTTCTTAATCTTCTCAGCTACTTCACCTGCCTCACCACATAGACCTAGTGCAGTGTATAAGATCTTATCCTTGTAGATAGCAGTAGTCATTACTCTCTCTTGGTACTCATCTAGTGACAAAGGTTCCTTGTCTTGGAAGCTTTCAATGTCTTCTAATGTAATCATTCTTCTATCCTTTTCCATTCTTCTAATTCAGCATCTAAATTAAAGTAGTCGCCAGTGTCAATCAGTCCTTCAAGTACTAACATCTTAATGACGAACTCTTCAGCTATATCATTCTGTTCGAGGAGAAGCATCAGTCCATAGTTCTCAACCAATGCTAAAAGCTTACTCTCCAAGTCAAACATTATTACCGTACTCCTTCTCCAAAGCAGCGAGACTTATCCATTGTAGATCATAAGATCCATTCTCAATGTACCGTTTAATAGCTACACCTTTAGTCCATTCAGAGTTAGCCTGTCCAGCCCATGATTCTTCTTTACCTTTAAAGCAACCAGCTACTAAGCCGTGCATAGGTGTAGGTCTAGCGTCAGCCTTGATGTAGTGGTGAAACTTATGGCTGTGTCCAACAGTAACACTGCAAGCTAGCTTCTCAACAAGTGAGTAGCCGTGGTGCTTAGTAGATAGGGCACTGCCGAAGTTACCACTTGCTACGTAGTGTCCGTATAGAACTCCATCGTACTCAGCTAGAGCTGGAGCAGAGTTCTTGTACTCATGGTACTCATCGAACCAGTGGTCAGTCTGAAGGTGAGCGAAGGAGATACCATAGCGAGAGCCTTGTAGTCGTGGGTCTTGAGCGATAGCTCTACGTAACCTGTTCTCATGGTTGCCTTCGAAGCCAATACGGTAAGGACGCTTCTTCTTCTTTAACTTAAACCTATCCCAGATACGTGACTGGGAATCGTTGTAACAATCAATGTCAGCCTGATACGACTGAGCTACAATAGCTGCTGGGTAACGTGTGTCATAGGTGTTAAGGCTTCGCATATCTGCCCCGTCACCTAGGTCTATCACGTAGTCAGGTTTAATATCTTCAATGAGATTGCCTAGCCATGAGAAGCGAACATTGCTTACCCCAGGATCAGCGTGAGCGCAAGTATACACTATTGCGGTACGGTTTGTCAATGGTCTTCTCCACGTCCATAGTTAAGCTCAATAGGTTCAATAGATTTCTTGAAATGATTAGCAAAAAGAATAGCTTCTGCCATACTCTCAAAGTAAATCTCTTCGTCGTATAGCTCACCATCATCCTCAACTAGGCAGACACATATGATGAGTCCATCCTCATCTTCCAGTGGGCCATTAATAACTCGATGTGCTTTCATCATTTCTCTTTGATCCATTCTTCAGGTATAAGTTTGTCAGCGTAGAGGAAGCCATGCTTGTCACACCAATCCCCGTAAGTAGTCTTAGAACCTTTAACTATCTTAGCCCTAGAGTTACTGAAGACAAACCTAATGTCAAGCTCTCTATGTTGTTTCTTTATGAGCAGGTGTTTCTTCCTATCCGCTGCTACAAACCTACCCTTACTCTCAATGATTATTCCATTGGGTAGGATGAAGTCAGGAGTGTACGATCTAATCTCATTGACTTCGTACTTAATCTTCTGTGTCTCGTACAAGACAGGTACCTTCAGGGAGGTAAGTTGTAAGGAGATAGTCTCCTCTAATCCTGAACGGTACCCTGCCTTGATTGCTCGTTGTCTTATTGTTAGCACTACCTTCTTCTTAGCCATTCAGATGTTCCGCTACCCTTGGTTCAGTTACTACATTAACCAAGAACAGGGGACCAAACTCATAGAGGAAGGTACGTACCTCAGGGTAGCAAGACTTCTTAAACTCACAGTAGGAGCAAGGCATAGCAAGCTTAGTGTTAGGGCTAGTCTTTGACTGAGGTACTGGAGGGATACGCTCAGCAGGGATAGGTCCAGCTACTAAGTCTTTAGCTGCTTGCATCTCTTGATCTTTAGTAGTCAGCTCATGTGTGAGGTCGTAGACATCTAGGCATATGTTACCTAAGGTCTTGTCTATTACAAGGAAGGCACCCTTAGTCTTATGCTCTACTAGGTTATCATCCTTACCACCGTAGACGTAGGAACTAAGCTGACTGATGTATCCAAAGGGATCATCCTCACGTAGCTTACCATCCTTAAACTTCTTAAAGGAAAAGGTAGAGGCTGACTTAACGTCAATGGTAACACCATCAATGACTGCATCTCTACTACCCTTGATACCGTTAACATCTAACCTGGACTGCATACCTGTGACACGATGTCCTGCTGCCATAGCTAACGACAAGACCAATGCCTCGATGATGTCACCGAAGAAGAACTTAAGGAGAGTGCTAGCTGGTAGGGGTTCAGCAGTCATAGGCTCGTTCACCTTGTACCATAGCTTACGCTTGCAGGGTGTGCCAATAGAGGACAGTGAGAGGTATCCTCGTGGCTCCTGAGGCTTTATGAAACGTGACTTAGCTAGGTCAGCGATAGTCTCTGATAGGTAGTGGGTAATCATATGATCCCATCCACCATTACCTTTAACTACTTCTTCGATGTCTTCTACTAGCGTATCAATAGTCTTCATCTTACTCTCCTTCATCACTTACCCTTGTACTCTACAACTACACCAGTTTTCCATGCCTTCGCATATAGCTCAGCCTGTGTTTTGTCAAGGAAGATTACTGGCTCACTGTCGTAGGTGAAGGGGTTATTCATAGTAGCATACATACCCTCACTATCATCTACTTGAATCCATACGGCATACTTAGTCATCCCTCATCTCCTCTGATTCAATACCCTTCATGACAAGCTTTATGAAACCATACTCAAATATCTTTTGGTATGTTTCAGCATCCATGTCAAGGGTGAGTGTAGCTGACCCATCGTCGTGATCTGTTATAGTTTCTACTTTAATAAGGTTCTTCATCTTTCACCTCCTTGTTATGCTTGCGAAACCTTTTGTTGTATGCACGTTTAATCTTCTTTAACTGACCACTCTTCCATAGTAAAAACTTACGAGCTTTGGTAAGCCCATCATACTCGTCACCACCCTTCATTGGTATTCGTTTGGTCATCATTAATCTCCACATAAATAATATCATAGTATTAGTAAAGCTTATTTCAGGTTGATTAATAATACTATAATGTTAGTAGTCGTATCATAGTCCTCTCAATGCTTGCCATGATACAGGGAATAACTCCCACATCTTATCACTGATCTTATCAGCTACGATACGTGTCTCAAGTTGAGTGTCAGGCTTGCATCTTTCATTACACATCTTAGCCCATGCCCCTATGGTACCTGACCACCACCATTCAGTCATAGTGAACTGCGGTAGGTAGCCACGTGCTTGCTCAGGGCAGACACCAGCCTCTAACATTTCACGGTATGTCCTAAGAGAAGTGTAGTTTGCAAACTCTATTAAATCTTTACTGGGGTATACAACACCCTCACTACCTTGCTTCTTATCCTTAGCCCTACCCCTGAATACATCAGGCACATAGATCTCAGGCTCGTCATCAACGTAACGCCGTGACACTTCATTCCAAGGTAGGTACTCATGCTTAACTAAATGTCTAGCCACTACAATGGGTGCCTTAACTGTGAAGGTAGCATAGGCATGATTAAAAGGTGAGGTGTGCTTATGTTCAGACAAATACCTAACTAAATTAATATCTTTATCTGAGAGTTCATCACTCCTCTTGTTAAAACTAACACGAGCAGAGTTAACTGTTGCTAAATCTGTACCACCGTGATGTTCATACGTTACTTCAATCATGCCCTTGCTCCTTGTTAAGCTGCTACTTCAGCATCTTTTTCATACTTAACGTGCTCAATAATCTTTACTGAGACGAGAGAAGTACGAGCATACATCTTACCATCCTGACCCTTGAAGGTAGAGATAAGGTTACTGACCTCAGCTACTGAGCCATTGCCAATCAAGCCATGCTCATCAGTCCAAGCATTACCTTCAGCATCAGTTACTACTGGTGCACCACCAGCCTGAGATACTACAGTACCATCTTTCTTAGTGACAGTATGCTTACGTTCAAACTTGATGACCAACTCACCGTCCATCAGACGTTTCTGTACTGGCTTCTTAGTAGTCCCTGCTGTTTGCAGCTTAGTGAACTCTTCCTTGCTCAAGATCTGAGACACAGTGTAAGCACCATCACACGCAGCATAGGCACCTTGGTAGCCCTCCATGTCACGGTTGCCTTCGAAGAGACGTGCCCATTCAATAGGGCCAGTAGTTTTAACTTCAGTGTAAGCCATCTTTGTATTCCTTTTGTGTTAGTGGGTATCACCCCAAGTTCTGCCGATGTCGGTTGACCCAGCAAGTGGACACAGTATACTTAGTTTCTTTCCCGTGTCAACAATAGATTGTCGTTGAATGTTACCTAATAGTTCAGCATCATTCATACTACCCTCTACTTCAGTCTGCCATTCATCGTGAGGCCAAGTAACTAACTTATACTTGATGCCTAACTTACGAGCAGCAGTAGTCCAAGTGATAGCTGAGTGTTTCATAACGACAGCCTCACCATTCTGTAGCATCCCAGCCAATGCCTTATGCTCAGATGGTACGGGAACCTTACGTCCATCTAATCCTCTGAACCATCCACGCTTAGCAACGTGAGGTATAACCTTCTTCTTCAAGTCAGATAGCCCTTGGATGGAGTTCATAAAGTTATCAATAGCTTCACCAGCTTCACGTTGATTAACCTTTAAGATCGTAGCTACCTTAGCCACACCTGCACCCAGTAGGAAGGCGTAGATAAAAGTCTTAGCCATATCTCTAGTAACATGAGAGATGCCCAAAGCTTTACGGTTAACATTATGAATATCAGTTTCATCCTCTTTCCTCCCACTTACAATGGCGTGAATGTATTCATCTGACTTCATTAGGTGAGCAAGGATACGTAGTTGTATACCCTCAGCATCTGTACCTACTAAGTAGTTGCCATCCTCTACTGTCCATAGGCATCTCATACGTCCATCATACTCAGACTTCACTGTCTCAACAGCAGTCTTAGGTGTGCCGTGGAAGGCAGCAGGTATGTTAGCCTGGTTGGGTGCTGAGTGAGCCATACGTCCAGTCCATGCACCGATGTGTGTGAACCTACCATGAATACGACCGTCATCCTTAACGTGTTTGATCCACTCCTCTAGGCTTGAACGTCTACCCTCTAGGGTTAACCACTCAGCTAGGTTACGTCCACCTTCAGGTGCATCCTCAGGTAAGGTAGACAGGTTCATCTCGTTACACTGCCAGCCATACCTAAGAAACTTTTCTCCACGAGGATCTATTTGCTTGCTGTCTTTCACGTTCCCACTCCATATGTCCCTTAGTCTTATCCACTGGTGTCCATCCTGCTTCCCATAGCCTGTCGATCCTCTGCTGAGGTGACGATGGTTCGAATCTCTTCCAGTCGTAACAGACTAACTCATCATCTACTACGTAGCTAGTCACATACTTATGCTTAGCAGCAGCTACGTTAGAGTACAGTTCTCCATCTGCCTTAGTCCTATACTTAATCCTATTAACTTCCTCTAGCTTAGGTGGGAAGTCATGTTGGAATCCATTCTCTAAGTCAGACATGGACAGCTTAACCTCAGCTAACATATCAGTAGCCTCATCTAGGTTAAACTTAAAGCCATTGCCTGTCATCTCCTCACATAAGATCTGTATGTCATGCTCACATCTTAGTGCCTTCTGCCATTCAGGATCATTGATAACACTCTCAAATTTTCTGAAAAGTTTTACTGTTACCTTCACATCCTGGATGCAGTAGTCAACCATCTCTTGCGAGTAGTTCGCAAAGTCTTTGAAGTCTCCCTTCCAACAGTTAAGTCTTACTCCCCACTCCTTAAGGCTATGCCCATCCTTGATACCGTAGTCTATAAGTCGACTAACAATAAGGGTATCAACAACAGAGCTAAGGCTAATGCAATCCTCTGCGACCAACCTGTTAATAACGGGTACATCAAAACCAATACCATTGTGGAAAACAAAGGTGTCAACTGTCCTGCAGTATTCAATGAATCTCTCCTTCTCTTCTTGTACATGAGCTACATGGGTAAAGGTATTCATTTCCCCAGTGTCTATGTCCTCAGTGCAGATCACCCATATCCTATCAGGGGTAAGGTTCTCCGTCTCAATGTCCATTGCTACCCTACTCATCGTCATTCCTATTAAGTATAGCATTCCATATAATCTCAAGGACATTATAGGGCCATATGATAGACACTAACATAATTTTAAAGCCATTGTATCCATCAGTATCTGTTAGCATGAGTACTGTAATGACGTGCCAGTAGTACAGGAAGAGACCTAAGAAGTAGAAACTTCCTGCTGCTGTAGCCATATAATTAATTTCAATCATCATTAGTAGTTACCACCCTTCTCACTCAGTGTAAACGTATCGGAGTTAAAGAATAGCTGACCAGCGTATCCCGTTGAACCTGTCGGTCTGTTCTTTATTACTAACAATTCCGTGGTGTTACGGGCATCAGCATCGTCTGCCATCTTGTCCCTCTTTAGCTTGATAACAACGGAGGCTCTCTTGCCAATCATACGAGAGTCACGGATAGCCCCATCATCATTCTCATGTGCGATAGTAACGATACCTACATTAAGTTCAGCCGATAGTCTAGCAAGTTTAGTAGCTAGCTGCGACAAGAATTGTTCTGCACTCTCATCACCCTGTCGTGAGTAGGCTAAGTCTTGGATAGGTTCAAAGAATATGTAGTGTACACCACACGCCTGAGATAGAAAGCGTATCTGTTCAAGGATAGAGTTAGGATCATCATCAACACCAATGGTAAACTGGTAGAGGTTCTCCTTCTCAGTCATTAACTTGATAGCATCATCGACCTCAGTCTGATTAGTAATCAAGTCCCTACGAGTTACGTTCTTATCAAGTTGGTAGGAGGCTAAGCCTAATAGACTTCTCTTCTTAACCTCTTCCATGTGACATATAGCAATAGGTATGTTGTCGTGGTGCATGAGTAGGTTAAACTCTAGGAACCTCATGAACTCAGTCTTACCTATGCCCTCAGGTGCTTGGAATACTGTGAAGTGTCCCCTCATTAGGCCCAGGATTACATCATCTAATGCTTGGATACCTGTAGATAGGTAGCTGCTATCATCTTCATCATGTATGATAGATAAGAACTGTTCAGTCGTATTGAATATGTTCTCAGGTATATACTTCTGTGCATTCCACCATGCACTAGAGTATTCCTTAGTAGCACCAGCCTGAAGGAACTCATTGGCATCCTTATACTTATCATGAGGTACGTTATACACACGGTTAGGAAAGATGTTAGCTAACTTATGAGCGACACCATCTGACTTACCATCACTGTCGAAGGAGAGGTAGATCTTCTCGAAGCTACCAAGCCAGTCCTTACACTTCTCGAATAGCTTACCCGATGGGGTAGCTGATGGCAGTGATACGACAGGATACTTTGAACCTAACATCTGATAAGCTGACAGTGCATCAAGCTCACCCTCAGTGATGGTCACTGCCTTAGCACAACCAGCATTAAACTTATCCATACCAAAGAGTTCATCCCCTTTGAAGCCACCCTCAGCACGGAAAGATTTAGGTAGTGTCCTTACCTTCTTACCACCAGCAGGGTAGATGTAGTCTTGCTTTACTGGCTCACCATTAGCATCGACATATGTAGTGACGTTATAGTAAGCCATCACATCCTTGTTGATGTCACGGTATCCTCTAATGACTGGTGTTAGTAAGTTCTCTACGACAGATAGCTTAGTCATAGTAGAAGTAGTAGTAGAGTTAACTGCTACTCTCTCCTCATTCATTGAGTAAGCAGTAG